CCATTTGACGTAAGTAAATTTCGTAAGGATATCACAAAAAGCATTGACGGATTGTCAATTGGCTTTAACGATCCAACAGATTGGATTTCAACAGGCAACTATGCACTAAACTATCTTATCTCGGGAGACTTTAATAAAGGTGTACCGCTAGGTAAAGTTACAGTGTTTGCTGGAGAATCCGGAGCAGGTAAAAGTTATTTCGCCGCAGGTAACATTGTAAAACATGCACAGGAACAAGGCATATTTGTTGTCTTAGTTGATACTGAAAACGCACTTGACGAAGCATGGTTAAAAGCACTTGGTGTCGATACCAGTGAAAGCAAATTGCTTAAACTAGCAATGTCAATGATTGACGATGTTGCAAAAACAGTTAGCACGTTTATGAAAGACTATAAAGCATTACCAGATGGCGAACGTCCTAAAGTATTGTTTGTTATTGACAGTTTAGGAATGATGCTAACACCCACTGATGTTAATCAGTTTGAAGCTGGCGACATGAAAGGTGACTTAGGTAGGAAGCCTAAAGCACTAACTGCACTAGTAAGAAACACAGTTAACATGTTTGGCAGTTACAATGTAGGTATGGTGTGTACTAATCACACTTATGCGTCACAAGATATGTTTGATCCAGATGATAAGATATCAGGTGGACAAGGTTTTATATATGCATCTAGTATTGTTGTTGCAATGAGAAAACTTAAACTAAAAGAAGATGAAGATGGCAACAAAATAACACAAGTAAAAGGCATACGTGCCGCATGTAAAGTTATGAAAACACGTTATGCAAAGCCATTTGAAAGTGTGCAAGTTAAGATACCTTATGAAACAGGAATGAATCCTTATAGTGGACTAGTTGATCTAGCAGAAGGAACCGGCTTGCTAACAAAACAAGGTAACAGACTACGTTTCTTAACAAGCGACAAGCAAGAGATACTACAGTTTAGAAAGGCTTGGGAACGTAACGAAGATGGTTGTTTAGACAAAGTAATGCTTGACTTTAATAAAGTAGAAGAAGTGCTAAGTATTCCTGAAGAGGAAGTAATTAGCGAAGAAGTAGTAGTAGAAGAAGTGCATGGACAACCAACTGAGTAATAATATTCTTGACGATGTTACAAAGCATCTTAAAGAAAACTATGATATATTATATATTCAAAAAGTTAAGTATTTTTTAGAGTTGCCTATAAATCAACTTTATCGAGAACTAGTTAAACTTAAAAGAGATTGGTATGCACCCGATCAACGTATTGTGTTAGTTGATTCACTGAATAAAGTTGATACAAAACCGTTTTACAACTATTTAAATCGTATACTTGTACATTTGGACATTGATAGTTGTTTTATTCATATTGAGAAATATGGTAATGAAACAGTTAACACAATTACAAACTTTGACATACCAGAAACAATATGTGTGACTCCATGGATAAATTTAGAAATTAGGCAACAGGGAAATTTATCTCCCTGTTGTGCTTATGAAATAGATAACCCTCCAAATGTTAAAGATGTGTCAGTTAAGGATATAGACTACTCTGATCTAAGACAACAGTTATTAGATGGTAAGCAACCAATAGGTTGTAGCCAATGCTGGAATAACGAAAAGAACAATGTAAAAAGTAAGAGACTATATGATGATTATGTGTACAGAGATAAAATTTTTGACATAGATTATAACGATACTAAAACTAGTAAGTTAGTTAGTTTAGATATAAAAATTAATAAAACATGTAATCTTAGTTGTCGAATGTGTACACCAGCTTTAAGTAGCAAATGGGCAAATGAAGTAGCTCGGAATAAAGAATCCTATCCGCAGTTTTCATCGTTACCACTGGCCAAGCATGAGTGGACTGATGTTAACGGTTCAAAAGTTTGGAAAGATCTTGAAGAAATTACCAGTGATTTGGTATACTTAACCTTTTCAGGAGGAGAACCTTTACTTGACAAAACACACTCTAGTATGTTACAATACTTTATAAACAAACAAAGAAGCAGTGATATATCACTGCATTATAATACCAATGCTACAGTATTTGCATCAAATTTAATACCATTATGGAGTAGTTTTAAACAAGTTGAGTTAAGTTTTAGCATAGATAATATAGGAAAAAAGTTTGAATATGAGCGATACGGAGAAAGTTGGAAAACAATAGTAGATACAATTGAAAAATATAAAAGAGTACCAGATCTAAATTTGAATGTATGGAGTACAATAACAACACTTAATATACTAGACACTTATACATTATTTCAGTTCTGTAGAGAATATGAACTTCCAATATCGTTTAACCTATTGACTAATCCTAAACAACTTAACATTTGCTTGTTCAACAAAAAACAGAAGAAATATATAACTGATAAACTATTAAACATTCAAGAAGATGAATTTCAAAAGATAATAGAGCCAATTATGGCATTGATGAATAACTCAGATATGTCAATAGATACTACAAATATGATTGACTTCTTAAGTGTCACGGATAAGATAAGAAAACAAGATTTCAAACACACGTATGAAGAATTAACTTATATACTATAAGTACGAACAAACATTTAACGAGGAGAACGTATAGTGTCATTAGACTTAGCCGCACTAGTATGGAAAGAAACACGACAATTTATGCACGACACAGGTGATATTCGCGAGGCTGCAGATCACGTTGTTGAAGCATTAATACAACATCATACTGCAGGAGAATTGAGAGAAGCATTTAAATTTGATGGTGCTATAAAACTTGCAGTTGGAAATTATCTTGGAGAAGCAGAAGAAGATGATTTTGAAGAAGAGGAAGAAGACGAACTGTTGAATCAGTACGATGATGATGGCGAATTCAAATACGACGAGTACTAGTATATGTGGTATAGCAAAGTAACCAATAATCTCACAGAGATTCCTGGCTTTATTACTCATTATGAACATGAGTTGGAAATAGCTAAGAGTGAATGTAGGATTGGCGGTATTGTAGAAAAAAATATAAAAGCATTACCCGGACTCACTGAACACCGCTTCAATCAACTGCAAGAAATTGAAGCAGTACTTAACTTTCTAAATATACAATTACGTAAAATAAGACGTAAACACTTTCAGAAATATCTTGAAGGTTATGCCCGTGCCTTATCAAGTCGTGATGCAGAAAAATATGTTGACGGTGAGGATGAAGTTATAGACTTTGAAACACTTATCAATGAAGTAGCACTATTACGTAATAAGTATCTTGGCATAATGAAAGGCTTAGATACTAAACAATGGCAACTTGGACATATAGTACGTCTAAGAACTGCTGGTATGGAAGATGTACAGGTTTAGATATGCAATTTAGTAGTTTTTCAAGTCCTCAAGAAAAGTTTGATCATTGTTATGAAAATGTAATATCTTACCTATATGAGTATGATAGTTTTATGGAAAGTGTAGGAAGAGTTGCTGGGTTAGGCTGTGATAAAGAAGCATTCGACATGCAATGGTGGGCAAATGCTACAACAAGAGATAAGCAACAACTTCATCTAAATATTAAATGTACAATAATCAATAACATTAATAAACTGAATGGCAATCACAGAAACATAAGTTTACAAAGAGAATCGTTTGAAAAACCCAACAAAGTAAAAAAACCTTTTGATATATTGTGGGCATATGATGTTCTACAGTATGTGACTAATCCTTATGAAGTATTAGCAAATTGGTGGCGTATTGCAACCACAGATAGTATGTTGGTAATAGCAGTTCCTCAAACTACTAATATTCTGTTTAATAACCAAGAGTATCATGCAAACATAAATCACAAACATCATTATACTTTACCTATGCTAGTATACATGTTAAGTGTAAATGGATGGGATTGTAAAGGTGGATTTTTCAAAAAGTCAATTAACGATCCTTGGTTATATGCTATAGTCTATCGAAGCGATGTAAAACCAATGGACCCGACGACAACCAATTTATATCACATTGCAGAAGATACAGATTTATTACCAGACTGTGTGGTTAACAGCATAAACAAGTATGCACTACTGAGGCAAAGAGACCTGGTTTTGCCGTGGATAGATAAGAGCCTAACAGTTATGGAGAATCACTAATGAAAGCTGGTAAGATATGGGGCAACACAGAACTCATACATGCGAACGGTGTATTGGAGTTTCATCGTATTGAATACAAAAAAGGATTCAAGTGTAGCGAACACGAACACTGTTACAAATGGAACGGCTTCTTTGTAGAGTCTGGAAAAATGATTGTGCGTGTTTGGCAAGACGGTGAACAACAAGGATTGGTTGACGAAACCATACTAGAAGCAGGTGACTTT